GGATTTCCAAGAGAATCAACATTTGGGAAAGTAATAGATTCAATTTCAAATGGTTCAATTGTTGAAAAAGAACCTTGAAAAATATTATGCTTTGAAATAATTTCAAAATATAATATTTGTGTGCATAAGGAAAAAACACAATCTGGATTCTATTCTGTGAAATCTGAAAATGGACAAAAATAAATGTCCAAATCTCAAAAAATTATTCAATCTATAACAGTGTTTTTTACGAAAAGTGGCTTCAAAGCATAATGCTTTAAAACACATTTTAACATTAAAATTTTGACTGCGTAAGATTTTTACGTTCAGTTTACAAAAATTATAATCTGCTCATTATTTAGAGAAAATGAGTATTAAAATGAGCAATAAAATGAGTAATAATATAGACAATAAATTTCATTGTATTATTTGTAACTTTAAATGCTGTTATAAAAGCAATTATGAACAACATTTAATAACACCTAAACACAAAAAAAACGCGGATGGTATAAATAATGACAAAAATGGTATAAAAAAGGGTATAAATGGTATAAAAAAGGATATAAATGGTATAAATGAATTTACTAATGTTTGTGAATGTGGCAAACAATATAGATTTCAATCAGGATTATCACGGCATAAACAAAAGTGTAATGTAACTAATCAACCAAATATTATAGTTACTCAAGACACCGTAGAGAATGTATACAATAAGGAAAAAGAGTCACTAATTCTCACTTTAATTACACAGAATAAAGAACTTATGAATTTACTGGCATCACAACAACAAGAACATAAAGAGGAAACAAAGGAACTGTTGAATACTATACAAGAAATTGTACCTAAGATAGGCAACAATAATAACAACATAACCAATAACAACAAGTTCAACTTACAAGTCTTTCTCAACGAAGACTGTAAGGACGCAATCAACTTCTCGGAATTCATTGAAAGTATTCATGTTTCCATAGAAGACCTAGAGAACCAATCGCAGCTTGGTTATGTTGATGGTATATCCAAAATATTCTTGGATAACATGAAGGAACTTGGTACGTTAAAAAGACCGTTACATTGCACAGATAAGAAAAGAAACACCTTATATATCAAGGAAAATGATGAATGGGACAAGGAGGGTTCTCAAGAACATCTCTTGCATGGAATTAAAGTAATTACAGGAAGAACTCACCAAACTCTATGTGACATGAAAGAAGAAAACCCAGGAGAATATTCAGATATGGACTCCGATTTCTCCAATAAATGTATAAACATCCAACGAAGTTTGCTTCCAGGATTTCCCCGAGAAACGACATTTGGAAAAGTAATAGGCTCGATTTCCGATGGTTCAGTCGTTGATAAGGATACTTGAATACATATCAATTCCTTAACCAAGAGATATAATGATTTCCTTACACACAGGTGTATAGTGTCTCATCGAAACGCCACTCATTTCGAACAATATACGAGCAGCCTTAGAGTGGTCGGTGTCGTGATATTTGTCGTCCATGAATATCACCTCTGATATCCCACTTTGGATAATCATCTTGGCACACTCATTGCACGGAAATAACGCCACATATATACGAGAACCTCTTATATCAGCTTCACATTTATTTAATATTGCGTTCACTTCGGCATGACACACAAATGGGTATTTTGTATCCAAAAATGTGTCCCCTTCTCGTGCCCATGGTAACGCATGATCTTTACACCCAGCAGGGAATCCATTATAACCCATGCCAACAATACGATTATGTGCGTTCACAATGCAAGCTCCAACTTGTGTAGATGGGTCTTTCGAACGCATGGAAGATAGGAAAGCAATAGACATAAAATAATCATCCCAAGATAATGCGTCTTTTCGGGGACCAACTTTAGATTCCATAACACGTTACTAAAATGTATTATGGAATGAGTTTATATGTATTTTCAACATCTATATTAGATAATAATACAGAGCGCAAACCAATAAATAGTTGATTAAACTGATGTAAACTATATGTTGTGTGGTAAAATCATTATAATACAAATAATATAGTAAGAATATATAGAGAACCCACGCAATCCCACCGGTTACCGAATGAAATAAGAATGTTTCAATCTGTTTTGGGTTTCTAGTGGCAATGTGTTCGTATTGTAGTATTTGAGCAATGATAAAACTACCGGTGCAAAATGCGTATAAACCGATTAAATCATTAGATTTATATATAAACTCAATGATTGTGATTGTAATGCCTATCATTAACCCCCCTTTCACGAAATTCTTGGAAAAAACACCGAATAAATGTTTATAATCCAAATTAGCGATAGACATCTATATACGTACCTTATATTTTATCAAACGGCATAGACGGTCGGGTAATATATGTCCATTACATATGCTATACATTTATCGTCATAACGATTGTCGACATAATCAAAACATTTGGTTTTTGCGTATTTAATACTATTGGTAAACTTATCATCGGGCATGATTTGTCTATATAGGAATGCTGGGTTAGGTATAATGGGGTCGACCCATATAGATATAGTAAAGTTCTCCTGGTCACATGGTATTTTCCAACTATCTATAGTTGGGCGAGGACTATTGGTAGACACCAGATTTAAACTAGCATACCTGAGGTCATATGTCTCATTAATCCATGGGTGTTGGTCATCACTTTTATATCCAGAAGAACACATCATAGTAGGCATGCGAACACTAATATTATAAAAGAGCCCAGTTTGAACACACGCAATCATGTAATTGGCGTCGGCATTTGTAAGAGAACCAGTAGGCACATTCATGAATGTAAACACATCGTTTTTATTACATACAGTTCCGGTATGTGGATTAATGTCATGTGAGAAATTGGTGTAAATATTGTCATGGTGTGTATAATCGATGTTACAAATAGGATACAATTTATTATCTATATATGTGTTGGGTGGCAGACCAGACCAATAATGGACAGCATACCGATTCGTATCAAATGTGGATAATGGTATATGAGGAGTATAAATACGGAACATCCCAATGTATAAACTATTCGGATTTAATGGCAAAACGTATTCATATGAACCCATTCTATGTGTTAGGTTCTCTAGTCCCATTAGTTCTTTATCGTTTATATGGAAGGTGGCTGTAATGAAGTTGCCGGTCTCATAGACCTGTATAGAAAAGTAATCGGCATTCGGATAATTGGGAATAATCCCTTTATTATACACATCAGTCATCTTATTTGAAACGACAAACTTAGATGTGTTTTCTGGTATAACCATGATAAAATATATAGAATTCTTATCAGGATACACGAGGTTAAAATGATTATCAATCGAATCGAATCTATAATTCCATGCACACTTATTCGCTGAAACACACATAAAAAAATAGAGGAAAAAAATTAACGTTATATTCATATATAAATAATACATGATGTTTTTAGACTCAATTATTCGACATGTTTATTGTTAATTGTCGTCAATGTACGCACGTGTTTCATAAACTATATCATGTAGTTTATTCTTCAATTCGTAAACCATGCGCGATTCTTCGATACCATTAGTTTTACTGTCCGAGAAGTCAGATTCTTCTCGACAATGATACACCAAATCTTTGACAAGGATAACCGACCGGTTAGCAATACTAGTTATAAAACTCGTTAACCGTGGTCTATATAATATTAAATTGCGTATATTATGTATATTATCATCAATATAAGTATACATTGAGTATAGAATGCGAAGACTATGAATTTCGCACGCAGAATCGTTTAATTGCATAATGAAGTCTTCACACGTAGACTTGAAAATCTTATATTTATTACACATTTCATCCCTCCTTACAGTAACATTATCATTGTCGTCAGTGTACCTAGCTCCAGATCGAAGTCTCATTTGTTATTCGTTGTTTGTTGTTTTAATGACAATGTGTAACTAATAAATTAAATTCAATTTTATGAATACTCATAAAAAATAAATAATTTATTGGTAGCCCTATAGATTACAAATGTAAATATCTTCTATAGTCCAGCAATGTTGATCATACATTTACCAACTACCTTCTCCTGTTCACTTTTTGTCTTACCAGATGCGCTTTTATTGTTCGGATCGTATAGTGTTCGCCATAACGCATCGTTTTCCCAGTCCAATGACATGTCTGTGTATTCGGGGCTCTTAATGTACCGAATGGCATAATTGCTTTTCTTATAGAACCGTTTTCTCTGTAACCACTGACGTTGGAATATATCGTGACTATCTACAATGTCCACCACCACCGGATTGTCGTGTTTAATTCTCAATATACGACCAACAGACTGTGTAATGTCAGTCTTCGGACTAGCCATCACAAGCATACTGAGTGTTTTAATATCAAGTGCCTCTGCTGCCATAGCATAGGTTGCCAATACAATTTGTTTACCCTCTGTTTCTTCCAATGCTACCTGTTTCATGCCCCCCACATAAAACCCAACTGTACATATACCCTTTGCGACAATGGACTCGTATAAATAAGTGAGAAGACACCTATTATGACATAGAACCATCACCTGACCACCCACATTTTCTACCAACAGGTCGTGGACAACACGAACCACAAAATCTGACCGAGGACCGAAATTGGATAGTTTTGAAATCATAGTGCTGAATTTGGTATTTCCTCTATAATCATATTCCACCGTATTAAACTCAGTGTCGGGTGTAATATATTCAATGCCCCGAACATTCACAATATCATCTTGCTCTCTTAACAACGAATGAACTTTCGGACCGATAAACATATAGAGTAGTTTCGTCAGTTTATCCTTGCGTTCAACCGTCGCTGAAATTCCGAGCATACATGGAGTAATGGTTTTCAGCAAGGTTTTGGAAAATTCCTCACTGCCTATGCGATGAACTTCGTCGATAATCGTAAGACCGAACTGTGAATATACCTCTTGTGGAAACGGCTTATTATACATCGTTTGGATCATACCAATTACAATGTCTTTGTCGTCGCAATCACATACACTGGCTTGAATCTTACCGACCCGAGCACCTGGTAGAAATTCCTCAATACGTTCTATCCACTGATTCATTAGGAATTCTTTATGCACCAGAATCAGTGTCTTTTTTTGTAGAAGTTCTACGATTTTTAACGCCATAACTGTATTATGCGTTACCGTGCAATCTCCCAATACAAAACGACGATTTCCATCTATTTCAAATCCATAATAACGGTCAACGCCAAGTTTGGAAACTTCTATATCATATGTTTGACTTGTTTCTATCATATCATCATGAAGCATTGTTTCTAGCATGCTGTGAAGCGTCAATGATCCGTTTCTATATATACGAATGTATGAAGTTTTTTTATTTGTATCTATATAAACCGCATTATACCCAATAGAACGAGCAACGAATAATATATCATCGACAAAACAAGGATAACCTCCCAAATTGCGAATTGTTATTGTATGTAAATCGGTCAACTTGTCCGCACATTCTTCGTGAGAACCAGATATAATACCGTGTAATAATGCCTTCCTTACTGCATACGAATTTGTCTTATACTCTTCTGGTATGCGACGGTCGATTATATACATTTTTTTGTTGTCTATCATTTTGTTATACCCTAACCAAAACCCCAACCGCCAAGGATCGAAGTTTGTGTCTCTTGATTTGAAATGTAATGCGTTGCGGTATCCAAGGAGTTTTCCTTTTTGTATTTTAAATTTCTCTGCAAGTCCGAAATATTCGTCTATGGTCAAATCTACGACAGAACCTTTACGAATGCTTTCACTATAATCTATGTCGCTCTTGAGTGAAAGAATGTGACTTTTATTAACTACATATTTTTCGTTATTCGCAATATCCAGGATTTGATACATTTGCTCTACACCACGTGCCAACGTCTTTACCGTGCGTGGCGTAGAATCGTCGCCCATTAATAAATCACCAACCCGAACATCCTGAACCATCTTTATTGAACCATCATACATAAGTATTTGTGTGTTAATTCCCAGACATTTACCAGCACCACAATACACTTCCAAAATTCCCCCACCACAGTTTGAGCCATTTTGTTGTGATACATGCGAAGTATATACATCGACAATGTTTTGTTGGTAATCTCGTAAAGTCTTTGGAAAAGATACATTAATGTCCTCGCCTTGTTCAAGCTCTGACCGTTCGGGCATACCATATCGTTCAATCCCGTAAAACCGTGGTATATATATTTTATTGGAATTCTCCCTGTATACAGGAAACGATGTGTCCTCGACTTGAGCAAATGTTGGTCCGGGAACTACAGGTTTTAAAAAGAGGTCGGTTTTAAGGAATTCAAGTTCATTCTCTGTCAATGCGGATTTGGGAATGGTATACCCTTTTTTCCCAATATATGATGCGTCCAAAATAGTCTTCTTTAAAGAATCATCCAATTTATGAGGGGGAGGCTTAATGGTCTTTTTTCGTTTGGGTGGCATCAGTTATGTGTTGAT